GTCGGCGGCATCAAGTGCGGCCACCGACGCGTCCCTCCATGATGCCACCGACGCAACCGCGACAATGCGGGTGCTGATTTCGGTGGCGAGGGAGGTGTTCAACGCGGCATCCACCGCCGCAAGGGTGGTCGCCGTCCCGCTGAGCACGTTGGTTAGGTCAGACACGTTGGCGCCGCGGGTGCTGGTTTCGGCCAACAGCCGGCCTTGGATGCCGGAATCCACGTCCGCGAGCGAGGACGCAGCCGCGCTTAATGCGGCAGACAGACCCGTGATGGAAGCGCCGCGGGTGCTGGTTTCGGCCAGCAGCGCGTTTTGGAGCGCGGAATCCACCACCGCGATGGAGGACAATGACGCGCTCAATGTGCTGGACAACGCCGACGCCGCACTGCTGCGAAGGGACGTTTCGGTGGAAAGCGCGGTGGAAAGAGACACGTGCGAATTGAAAATGTTGGTTGCAAACTCGGTCTCCGGACCCATTTCATTTTTCAAACTGATCAGCGTGTCCTTCGACGCATTGAAGTTGCTGATCGCCCCAATTGTGGAAGTTAAAAAGGTTTCGGTTGCCAGCGCGTGCGAATTGTATCGGGGTTGCGTCGTGAAGTTCCATTCTCCCGTTGCCGAAACGGTGCCTCCGAATGCGGCATTACCGACCACACTCGCCGTGCTCAAAGACGCGCTCGCGATGTTGGCGCTGCTGATGCTTGCGGCGGCAATGGACGCGCTGCCGATGGTGGCAAACCCGATGCTGGCGGTCGGAATGGTGGCAGTTCCCGTGAAGGCGGGGCTTTCCACGGGCGCTTTCAGCAAATTCAAGGACGCGTCTGCCGCAACCCGGTCCGTAATCTCTTGATTGATCACGGATGTTAAATTGGCCAGATGTGGCACGATGCTGGAATTTGTGGAGCTCCCAATGACAATGTCGCTGATCAACGTGTTGTAAAATGCTTGAAACCCCACCGATTCCAGCGTGGCAGGAATTGTCAACGAGCCCTGCAGCTTAACCCCGGCAAATGCGCGTTCTCCAATGCGCTTCAAATTGGCCGGCAAAAAGGTGGGGGTCATGGTCGTCGCGGCAAATGCGGTGAGAGAGTCGAACGCAAATGCGCTAATCTCCACCACTTTAAATGCATTGGCCGCGTTTCCGTTTCCATTGTACGCGGTGTTGGATCCGGCATACACGAGCGGAATGGCCGGAAATGCGCCCCAATTGCTCAGCGAATATGCTGAATTTGCGGGATTGATGCCGTCAAGTGCCAGCGTCCGGTCAGTGGCCGAAACCACTGAGAAAACAAAATTGACATCGGTGATTGCAGACATGTGTGTTTAATTTTTAACTGTAATTTAATCGTATGCCTTATATCATTTATTTATACAAAAATATACAAAAATATTTGCATATTTTTTGTTTAATGCGTTGAAGTTGTGCTTGAGCCCCGATTGATTGCAACAAGGGTCTTAATGACCCGTCGGTTTGCGATGCAACATAAATAATTAAAAAAACGGCTTAAATGCACCACTGCATGTTGATTCAGCGTATAAACCATACAATGACCGCACCCCCCCCCGCGCCTTCAACCGCGCCTGCAACCACTCCCACCCGTGAATTTGAGGTGTGGGAAGAGATCCCCGAATTGAACTCGCAGCTCATGCGCGGCATATACGGCTACGGCTTTGAGAAGCCCAGCCCCATTCAGCAGAAATCCATTCTGTCCATTATAGACGGGCGAGACGTCATTGCCCAAGCGCAGTCGGGCAGCGGCAAGACCGGCGCCTTTGCCACCGGCGTGCTGAACCGGATGCGGCTGGACGTGAAGCAGCCGCAGGCGCTGATTATCGCACCCACGCGCGAATTGGCCAAACAAATTCATGACGTGGTCAAGGACCTGGGATCGCAAATGACGGGGCTCAACGTGCAGCTCCTCATCGGCGGAACGTCAACGGAAGACGACGTGACCGACTTGAAGGCAAACGGGCCGCAAGTGCTGATCGGTTGCCCCGGCCGCGTGCACGACATTCTGCGCCGCCAGCCCGCGGTTGGGCGCGGCATGCAGATGCTCGTGTTGGACGAAGCCGACGAAATGCTGTCGGCGGGGTTCAACGAGCAAATTTACAACATTTTTCAGCAGCTGAACGCGAACGTGCAGGTGTGCTTGTTCAGCGCCACCATGCCGCCCGAGCTGCATTCGCTGTCCGACAAGTTCATGCGCGACCCGGTGCGCATCCTGGTGAAAAGCGAAATGCTGACGCTGGAGGGCATCAGCCAATTTCACGTGGCGTTGGAGACGGACCACGACAAGTACGCCACGCTGAAGGACTTGTTCACGCGCATTTCCGTGTCACAGTGCATCATTTACTGCAACAGCATTCGGCGCGTGAGCGATCTGGCGGAGGCCATGATGAACGACGGGTTCCCCGTGTGCTGCATTCACAGCGGCATGGAGAAGGACGTGCGCGACAAGGCGTACCAAGAGTTTCGCAGCGGGGCGCATCGCGTGCTGATTTCATCCAACGTGACGGCGCGCGGCATTGACATTCAGCAAGTCAGCACGGTCATCAACTTTGACATGCCGCGCGACGTGCACACGTACTTGCACCGCATTGGGCGGTCCGGGCGCTGGGGTCGCAAGGGCAGCGGCGTCAATTTTGTTACGCGCCGGGATTTCCGCAAGCTAAAAGAGATTGAGTCGTATTACGGCACGTCCATTCCGGAGCTGCCCGCCAATTTCGGGCTAAATTAAGCCGTCGTCCCCATTGTCCAATCCCCCTCAAATTTAAAAATAATTAAATTCATGTAATGTAAATTGAATTTAATTGAATCGCGCAAATGCCGGTCATGCTGCTGCCGTTTTTTCCGTTGGCCACCGTGCTAATGAGCATGATGTTCCTCACGACCGTGAAGTTCGCCAAATTTGAATGCGTCGACGTGGTGCAAGACGTCGCGGACTGCGACGTGTGCTGGTGCTACGAAAACGGCGGGTTCGGTTGCTGCTGCTGCACGGTTTGTCACAATGATGACGACGACGACGACGACGACGATGATCCCAATACATATTATGACGACTCATCCGATGCATTTCGTGCCTACGCCAAAAAATCATGAAACAGCTTGTCCACGTACATGGGCTGCAACTGCGGGTTGTACAAATAGCAGTTGCACTTGCCGTCGGCGCGATAACTGCCGTAATGACCGCCCCCGCAGTTGCAGTACCCCGGTGCGGGCTGCATCGGATCCGGCGTGAGCATGCACCAATCTTTCGGGTACCCCTGTTCCACGCACGCCGACCAGTTTTCGTATCCCTCTTCCAGCGACGATTGCTGTTTGTAATTATACCGTGCAATGTAGTAAATTAGCATGATGCACATGCCCCATTTTATCCACTGGTTTGGAATTGACAACATGGCAATCCGACAATCCGACTTATATACATGCATTGTTATTTTATTTCATGGATCCGGATTGTTTCTTTTTTTTTCAGACTCATGATATTGTTTGAATGCAACGTAATTGTAGCCATGGTTGGGCAACCGGCTTGCAATGCGCGGATTGTATTTTTGAATGACGTCGTGCACCACATCGTACAGCATGGGTTGCCCCCCGCCGCAGTGCAATCCCGGTATGTGCAAAAAATACGCAGAGTGTCCAAATAACTCACCGAATGATGGGCTGTCGGCGCACTGCACTGGATCATGCAACCCGAAATTGACGCCGGCGGTGCATGTGTGCAACAATTGTGCGTCCATGTCCAAATGCACCGCGTCGGGATGCGAATTGGCATATGCTGCAGTCGCCTTTTGATCATCCGTGTACCCATTTTCAAACATCCAATTGTTCAAATGCAGCAGGTTCTGGGCGTATCCGCATATTAGGCCGCCGTTCACGTATTTTTTTACACTGTCGGTTGGTCCAATGCGAATGCCGTGATACTCAAAATAGGGTCCCAGCCATTCCACCTGCTCATACCCTTGATTTGGGTTGTAATTCACCCGACCTTCCGCAAACAGCTCCATGCTGACCACTATCGGCTTGTTCAATGCCTTGAACTCCGACACGAAGTAATGCACATTTCGCAGGCAATACACGTCGTGCGCATCGGTTATGATGACGATTTTGTCGGGGGGCAGTGTTTCCAAATGGTTGCGGCATGCCCTTATTTTCGTCATGAAATTCACCCACGTGTCGCCTTCCCCCAACACAACGTAATCCCAGTCATTGTTTTGCAGTGTTTCAACCAATCGCCGCGTGTTTTCATGATTCGTCTCTTTGAACTTGTTGCAATACGTGATCACCAGCGGCCGGTCGTTCATGCAACCAAATTTTATAATAAATGATCACGTGATGATTTATTATGGGGTAGTTGTTTAAATTATTATTTTGAAAAATTTATTTATCAGGGTTTTTCTCGTTTTCTTTGCCTTCTTTGCCTTCTTTGCCTTCTTTGTCTTCACAGGACTCGCATTAGCAGTGGGACTTTTCGCCACGCTTTTCGCCACGCTTTTCGCCACGCTTTTCTCTGGACTCTTCGCTACGCTTTTCTCTGGACTCTTCGCTACGCTTTTCTCTGGACTCTTCGCTACGCTTTTCGCCACGCTTTTCTCTGGACTCTTCGCCACGCTTTTCGCTACGCTTTTCGCTACGCTTTTCGCATTCGGCGACCGTTTCACAGTCAATTTGTGTTTTTTGGCATTGTATGTGTGCTCAAAATACTCCATCGGCGCATATTTTAAAAACCATTCCTCGTATTCCGGATCGTCGCGTTTAAGTTCTTGGTATTTCTCGGCCTTTGCGGCCTTAATGTCGTCCAGCGTTTCCTGCTTTCCGTAGCACGTTATCCCGAAGCGCCGCAGCAACCCGGTCTGTTTCAGACGGTTGCGCTGCTGAATGTCGTACAGCTGCTTGCACATGCACAATATGCGCTTCACGTCGTAATACGGCTTGTCCGTGTAAATCATGGCCAAATACAGGCTCAGCATGGTGTCCGTGCTGGCAATGCGCACCTGCCGTTTCCCCATTTGAATCGTGTTGTAGCTGTGGCACGCCACCGGCTTGTAAATGAAGGCAACCGGTTCATTGCTCTTCCCAACCGCAATCTCGTAATGCTCCGGCACGATCTCGCCAATGCCCGAATGCTTGGTGATCACCACGTTTGCGAAGTCGTTGTCTTCCAGCCGCTCTTTGAGTTTGCCGGCACTGGCCTCGGGATCCACCGACAGCACGTCAAAGTGCGGTATTTGCGCAAACAGCGCCTTCTCCGATTTCGGCAAATACCGCGCATAGTGCGAAATGGCGTACCCCCCGAAAAACACCAGGTCTTCGTCTATGAACGCGTTGCGCACCGTGCGAAACAGGCGCACTTCCTCCGGCTCGTCTTCGCGGGGGTGAGTCTCATCAATGTCGTCTGCCGTGGCGGGGCTTCTACCGTGCGCGTGTTTGCGGACACCTTTTGTGGGCGTTTGGAACGGCCGAAACATCTTGTCCGGAGTGCAGCCGTCGGCCTTCAGCGGATGGTGCTTGTTTAATAACGCCAACCGCTTGCTCACCTTTTCCCAGCGCGACACGTCGCCCTCCGGCCGCGACAGCTCCAAATACATGCCCATGCGCAACAAGTTCGGCGGCGCATACAGGATGCCGTCCGCTTTGATCGAATCCGCCCGAATGTTCTTGAACAGCGTCGGGTCCAGCTGCGTGATGTCGGCGATGCCCACGAAATTCACAAACACCTTGTACGTGCCGTGGTGCATGCCCGACTTGGCCTCCACCTCCGAAAACCCGTTCTCGTAAAACTCGTCGGCCAGATCCTTGGCGTGCTCCAGCGCGTTGGCCGAATAAAAATCGTAATCCGGGATCTCCGTCTTTTTGTCGTAGAACTGCGCCTCCTCCGGCAAAATGTTGTTGATCGCCGTCCCCCCGTAACACACCAGCTCACGCTTCTTTATAAAGCGCTCCACAATGGCAATGATGTCCTTCATTTTGGGATCGTTCGTTTTTTTGGCGCCAATCTTGGCTCCTATGGTTTCAACCGCCTGCTTCACCAGCTCCTGCTCCAATTCATCCAACGTTTTGTAATTGCCACTGGATCGCATGACTTGCAACGAATGAATTGCGAATTGCTATACACTCTTCCTAATATAATATAAATTTTTAATATGTCCATAAATTGGATTACTGATTACATGCTCGGCAGGTCCAACGCATCCGTGATCAACGACGCGATGGCAGTGGACGCCAGCAAAAAGAACGCCGCGCTAAACACGATCGTGCGGTCAAACGCAGAGAACTTTTGATTCGGATTGGTCCAAGGATTGAACCGCACCAGCAAAAACCCGATTATGAAATACTTTAACACCATGTTTAGCGTGTCCAGGTAAGCCGGTGCCACAGTCGCAATGCCCAGCAGGGCTATCGCATACAACCCGTACCAAGCATACAGCACCACATAGTAAAAACGATGTATCCACTCCTTCATCGCTGTCGCGTTTAAACATTGGTAATATTATTTATTTGTAGTGTAATAGGTCCATACACATAATTCATCATTAAGTGCATTCCAATAATGAACCTGGAACTCTCCAAATTTGACATGCGCTCCATCAGCTTTAGGCCCGACGAAAACAAGGGCCCCGTCATCGTCCTCATCGGCCGCCGCGACACTGGCAAAAGTTTCCTCGTCCAGGACCTCATGTTCCACCACCAAGACATCCCCATCGGCACCGTCATCTCCGGCACCGAAGCCGGCAACGGCTTCTTCGCAGCCCACGTCCCAAAACTCTTCATCCACGACGCCTACAACACCGCCATCATCGAAAACATCCTCAAACGCCAAAAAGCCGTCCTCAAACAAGTGAAAAAAGAAATTGAAACCTACAAACGCTCCAACATTGACCCCCGCACCTTCGTCGTCCTGGACGACTGCCTCTACGACAACAAATGGACCAAGGACATCATGATGCGGCTTCTTTTTATGAACGGGCGTCATTGGAAGATCATGTTAGTCATCACAATGCAATATCCTCTCGGCATTCCGCCCAATTTGCGCACGAACATTGATTACGTGTTTATCCTGCGCGAGCCCTACATTGCCAACCGCAAACGCATCTACGAGAACTACGCGGGCATGTTCCCCACGTTTGAGAGCTTTTGTCAGGTGATGGACCAGTGCACCGAGAATTTTGAGTGCTTGGTGATCAATAACAATGCGAAATCCAACAAACTGCAGGAGCAAATCTTCTGGTACAAGGCGCAACAGCACGGC